AGATAAGCAGTAAGAAAAGCTTCTCGCGCGCGCGCGCGCAAAGCTTAGAGGGCTTACCGCCACAGATATCGCCGCGAGGATGAGAAGTGAGGGCTACAGTAAGATCAGCGAGAGGACCGTTGAGAGGTTCTGGGCATCCATACGAAAGGATAGCGGGGCATATCCTCCATGGTCCTGTGAGATGGTGGAGGAGCTTCAGAGGCAGCAGCTTGCGGACATCACCATGGTGGATGAGAGGGAGTTGAAGCTGAAGTACCGAGACCGGCTCCTCGAGAAGATGATGCCTCGCAGAGTTGAGCAGGTTGGCTCGGTTAAGCAGGAAATCGATGTGAAGCATGACGTCTCAGATGAGCAACTCGCGCGGTTCATCCCAGTCATCGCTGACATGGTCATGGGGGAGCAGACTCGAAGAGCTGACCACCCTGATGATCAGGAGGATCCTCAGGAACCCCTGGATCCCCCAGACGCCGACTCCTAAGCAGATGAGGTTCCTACTCACCGACAACAGGGAGGCCTTCTTCGGAGGCGCCGCAGGGGGAGGGAAGAGCTCAGCGATCCTCATGGGGGCAGCCATGTACCTCGAGGAGAAGGCTTACAACGCCATCCTCTTCCGCAAAACCCTCGAGGACCACAAGCTCGCTGAGGGCCTCATCCCCAGGAGCCTGGAGTGGTGGGGAGGCAAAGCAAAATGGAATGGTCAGGATCACAGGTGGACGTTCCCCTCAGGGGCCACAGTGACCTTCGGCTACATGAGTGACAAATCGGACCACTACAGGTACCAGAGCAGCGCCTACCAGTACATCGGCTTCGACGAGCTAAGCCACTTCGAGGAAAACCAGTATAGATACATGTTCAGCAGGCTCAGGCGCCTGGAGGGTGTTGAGATACCTCTCAGGATGAGGGCGGCCAGCAATCCCGGTGGGATAGGCCACGAGTGGGTTAAGCGCAGATTCATAGACCCCGGCAGCATAGACCGGCCCTTCATACCGAGCAGGCTGGAGGATAACCCCTACCTGGATAGAGAGGAGTACCGGGAGAGCCTCAGCGAGCTCGACCCCACGACCCGGGAACAGTTGCTTAATGGCGATTGGCAGGTAAGACCACCCGGGGGCATGTTCAAGCGGGGCTGGTTCACCCTCGTCAAAGATGCTCCAGTTGGCAGCAGAGCCGTACGATACTGGGACCTCGCAGCCACGGCTCCGGCTCCTGGGAAGGACCCCGCCTGGACGGTAGGCGCACTCATCTCAATCAATCAGGGAGTCTACTACATCCACGACATCCAGCGACTCAGGGGAACCCCGATGGAGGTGGAGCACAGAGTCGCGCAGACAGCCATCCTCGACAGGGCAAGAACTCTTATTACAGATATCTGGATGGAGCAGGAGCCAGGCAGCTCAGGGGTCAACACCATCGACCACTACGCGCGAGAGGTCCTTGTAGGCTACAGCTTCCGGGGAGACAAAGTAACAGGCGACAAGGAGACGCGGGCAGCTCCACTTAGCAGCGCAGCGGAGGCGGGCAATGTGAAGCTGGTAATAAGCCACTGGGTGGAGGCGTTCCTCGACGAGGCTGAGGCCTTCCCCGACAGCAGATACAAGGATCAAATCGACGCCGTATCCGGCGCCGTAGGTAAACTATCTGAGCCCTCGGGGACAGTTGACGCGTTTACGTTGTTCTAGAGGCATATTCATGGGTTTGAGAAAGAAGGTAGCGGATGCCGTTGATGTGCTACGAGGCGTCAAACAGGTATCCCTTAACTCTGATGATGCCCCAAGCAGCAGCATCGGTAGCAGCGATCAGGGTGCCAGCTTCGGCCAGAGCATTGACGACTCTGAGAGATTATTCGCGGTGCAGCGTGAGCCAATCGCCTACCGCGTCGTCTACATGGTCGCCCACGACGTCTTCGATAAGTGGTTCAAAGTCGTTGACACAGCAGAGAACCCAGATGATGGCCTGGACGCCAAAGTTCAGGATATCCTCAACAGCCTCGACGCTAAACGGGTCTTTACGGAGGCAGCTGCCTTCGAGAGAATGTACGGCTGGAGCATCATCGCGTTAGGCTTCAGAGACGGCTTCGAGCTGGGTGAGGAGTCGAGGCAAAATATGCGCCTCGAGGAGCTCGCCGTCTACGACCCCACAGACGTAGCCAACCTCGAAGAGGACACAGACATCAACAGCGATAGGTTTGGTTTACCCCAACGTTACCTCATGCAGAGAGGATCAGCTCAGACGTGGATACACTATACGAGAACTATTCACGTCGCCACAAGGCTCCTCGACCACCGATACAGGGGAATGAGCGCCCTCGACCCCATCTGGGACGACCTCACATGCCTCAGAAACATCAGGTGGGGACTCGCGCAGACCATCTTCCGATATGGCTCAGGGTTCCCAGACATAACCCTCCAGGGGGCAACCAAGGCCCAGATAGACGACTTCACCGCCTCGGGCGTCTTCAAAAACGTACACGCAAGGACATACTTCGTCCACAACGAGAAGCAGAGCATGGACTTCAAGGGAGTCCAGGGCTCCGCCCTCAACCCTCAGCTCTACTACGAGCCCATACTCGAGAACATATCAGCGGGCTGCGGGATTCCCAAGGCCATTCTCAGGGGAGCGCAGGCTGGAGCCCTCACCGGCAGCGAGGTGAATACTGCTGAGTACTTCAAGTTCATCAGCGACCAGCAGAGCCTCTACGAGCCAGCCGTCAGACAGCTGATAGACGCGCTTATCGCGAGTAAGCAGGTGAAGACTGGGGCATCTGACTATCGCATAGAATGGGTCAGCGGATTCGAGCACAGCGACCGGGAGGAGGCGGAGATAGAGATGCTTCGGGAGCAAGCTCAGCGTGTCCGATCAAGTTACATGACAATCAATGAGATCCGATCCCTCGCCGACCCGCCACTACAACCACTACCTGAGACAATTGGTAACACTATCTTAGGTGCATCCAGCATTCAGGGAACCCCTGGGGCACAGTTAGGAGGAAACCCATTAGCCGATGAAGTCAAAGCGTCCAGTCACGCCGTCATGTTGACGGCGATAAAGGGAATAGTCAACCGATGCATAACAGGGGAGACGAATCGAAAACAGGCGCTTGAAGAGGCCTCCCGATTAATCGCTGACCACATTTCAGCTGAGCGGGGCAGAGCTCAGGCCTACATCAGGGCGAGGACAGGAGTCCAGACCGCAGGAACGACCCCAGAAATGGAGGCAGAGTTCTACCGAATCCAGGAGGAATATCTCAGCGACTTTGAGAGAATACTCGACGACGCCCTGAAGGCAGGTGGCTTAGTTGAGTGACGCTGTCCTCTCCCCGACTGGTGTAGGCCTACCAGGTTACTGGAGCACTATGGGAGGAGTCGGTGTCCGCCTCGAGATGTTTGGACACCAGCTTGAATGGGGACTCTTCAACAAAGCTGTCCGAATCACAGCCAGCAAGATAGGGGTCTTCAACTTCAAGATGATTGGACCAGACGACGAGAGGACATGTGAGTGGTGTGGAGAGCACCTGGGCAGGGTCTATCGGCAGGGCAGATTCATGCCGAGCCTGCCCAAGCACCCGAACTGCCGCCACTTCTGGGATATAGAGTATATCGGTGAACGTGCATGAGGAGACTTGGATTCGACTACGCGTCGATTGAGCCCGAGATCAAGGCTGAGACTGATGAGCTGATCGTCGTCCCCGCCGTGATAGCCCGGGAGATTGTCCAGCCCTACAGAGATAGGAAGGCATACAAGCCAGCGGAGGAGCTCGAGAAGGCAGCCTGGACGGCTGAGGGCCGCTGGGTGACTACGGATCATCACCCTGATACGCTTCTCCTCGTTAGACCAGACGATATCAGGGGCAGAATCCAGGAACCTAGATTTGTGAAGAACCTCATGGACCCGAAGACGCAGCGTCCATGTCGGAAGGGCATCAGGGCAGACATCGCCCTGTTTAAGCTAAAACTGCCTCCTGGCTTCGTCGAGGAGATCAAGCAGGGTCTGAAGAAGGACGTAAGCATCGGCTTCACAAGCGAAGACGACGAAACACCCGGCGAGTGGGAAGGACAGCACTACGACTACGTTCAGAGAAACATATTCATCGATCATGTAGCCGTTGGAGTGCCCGTTGGAAGGTGCCCCAGTCCCCTCTGCGGCCTCGGTGTAGACGAGATTCTCCAAGAAGACGATAAATGTCCAATTAGCGGAGAAATTCGCAAACTAGGAATCAAGGAGAGCTGCAGGAGACTAGCGGCAGCCTTTGGGCAGGACGCAATCTCAGTTCTAAAGGGTGAACAAATTCAAAGAGCAAGCCCGAGAAACCAAGACGCGTCTGTTAACGACGTTAAGCTAGAAGCGGATGAGGTGGCGAGGAGCCGAGAACTCATCCGAGATATTAGAAGACTCAGATCACGTTCCACTGTTTAGCATTCGTAGACTCGCGCATTCATTCGCCTACGCTTAAATTTACACCACGGACCATTACCTGTATGCTAAAATCTATCAGACCCGAAAAAATCAGAGCAGTCCTATTCGACCTCGACGGGACCCTGATAGACTCCGAAGCCGCCTGGTACGCCGCATGCAACGAGACAATGAGAGACTACGGTATGCCCATCGTCGCCTGGGACGTTTTCGAGAGGGAATTCATCGGCGTTGCGGTTAGGAAAAACATCGATAGGACGTTCCCAGGCTTCTCGGAGGATGAGAAGGATATCATAGAGGTCAAGTATAAGCAGGGATTCGTTAGGAACCTCGGGCTCGTGAACTTGAAGGAGTGGGCGAACCAAGTTCTCTCCCTGGTAAAGAAGAAGGGGTTCCGATGCGCGCTTGTAACGAACGCCCCCCGACAAATCGTTGAAAAGATAACTCAAAACTTCAGGATCGACTCCTACTTCGAGGTCACAGTCTGCGAGGGCGAGGCTGAAAGGGCGAAACCCTCACCAGATCCAGTAGTCAAGGCCTGTTCACTTATCGGGGTTAACCCAAGTGAAGCAGTATTCGTTGAGGACAGCGTTGCAGGTATAATGGCGGGGAAGTCCGCCGGATGCTACACCGTCGCTATCGGAGATCTTGGGTCAAGTAAGAGGCTGATAGATGCTGGCGCTAGGGAGGTATTTGATGGGCTTAATGGATTATACGAGTTTATAGATAGAATCTCATGAATTTTTCCTAACTCAGATCACGTTCTACCGGATAATATCTGTAGATTCAGCTCGTGGGAGCTGACTAATCAAAAACCTTCACCTCACCGCCGAGAGGTGACTAAATAAAACCGGCGAAGGGAGACAAGATGATTTTGCCAGAAGAAAAACATGAGGAAAAGAACCCAGAGGTCAAAACTGACGCCTACTACGAGATCCGAATCTCGGAGCTACAGCGTCAACTCAGGGAAGCCCAGGAGGAGCTGAAGACCGTCAACGACGAGCTCACCCTCATCCGGAAAAACGATGTGGATAAGCTCATCGAGGAGATATCGGGAATCAGCACCTTCACCGAGGATGAACTGAAGGACAAGAGCCGGGAAGAGCTACTCCTGATCCGAGCAGCTATCGACAAAGCCCCGAGCACACGCAGAGGCATCCAGCCAGGCGCAAGCAACACCGAGTCCCAGACCAGCGGCCTAACCGCTGGCAAGTGGGACTCCGCGAAGCAGGAGTGGGTCCTCTAACATGGCTGACGAGGGATATGTCAAGCCCAGCAACAGCATCGTGGTCGCCGGCTCTCCCATCATTCAGACTATGAAGGTTGAGACCGCCACAAGCATGTACCCGGGGCGCTTCGTCATCAAAGGCACCAACAGCGACGACGCAATCGTCGCAACTGCTGGCTCAGCCGCCATCGGAATACTCGGCTACGAGCAAACCATCAAGAAGCACAGACCCGCAACCGTCGACACAATCTACCTACAGAATGCACAGGTCGCAATCCTCAGCGGACCAGGAGTAGTCGTCGTTGGTAGCCTAGCCGACAGCCAGACCATCGTAAAAGGCGACAGACTCGTCGTAGCCGCTGCGGGTGAGGTTGCGAAGGCCAGCGGGGCAGCAGCCGCAGCAGGCGCAACCGCAGTCACCGCACACATCGCAGCGCCCACGATGGTCGGCCCCATACCCACAGAAGGCATCGTCGTCGCAGTCGCCGAGGAAGCAAAGACCACCTCCGGTTCAAGCGCAGACATCATGATGAGGTTACTGATATGAAGTCCATGAGATTCGTCGGAGTAGACGAGCAGCTCTCCACCGAACAGGGACAAATCATAAGGGACAGAGCAGTCACAGCGGCTCGAAGACAGTTCATAGGACGCAAACTCTTCCCCGTCGGCCCCATCCTCGGCGAAGGAGCCCAATCATTCGGCTACGACACACTAACCGAGGTAAGCGACGCACGCATCGACGTAGGGTGGCCGGGCTCCGAGAGCAAGGACATCCTCAACCTCGCAAGAACCTCAGTCGCCATACCTACCGTCCACAAGGAATTCGAGATACCCAAACTTGACCTAGCCTCAAGCCGACTCAACGGTACACCCCTCAACCTCAGCGTCGTAGACAGCGCAGCCTACAAGGTCGCCCTCCAGGAGGACAGCCTCCTCATACTCGGTTGGAGCAGAGACGGCTCAAACTACGACATCAACGGCCTCTACAACTCCGCGGGAAACACGGAGAGCAGCAGCCTCGACTATGGAACTAAGGCCAACATCGAAACCAGCTTACTGAACGCCATTGGCCTCCTAGAAGCTGACGGCGTCTATGCACCTTATAACATGGTCCTCAACCCCACGCAGTACGCGCAGACCCTCGCCACAATCGCCAACACAGGCATCACCTACAGGGAGTACGTTGAGAAGACCATCGAGGGCACACTCTACCAGACCCCCGCAGTCACAGCGGGCACAGGACTCATCTGCAAGGCCAACGCGGACGGCTTCTTCGAGTACGTCATGGCTGAGGACCTCTCAACCTACACCGAGGTCCTGGCGAAGAGCAGGAACCTCTGGGGTAGAGTCTACGTCAGAGGCCTACCCGTCGTCTACGACGCCAACGCCATCTGCCAACTTACCACGATCTAACCACTTTTCTTTCTGTCACCCCTTCAATGGGGTCCGATGAGCCGGTGAAACCTCCGGCGAAACAGGGTGATCATGATTTGCCTAGGGAAAAGAGGGTTAAACTGCAGCCGGATGATCCGGAGACTCACAGGCCCCAGCTAATAGTAGGAATAGTCGCCTACAACCGGGAAGCGACGCTACCGAGGGCCATCGAGAGCGTCAGAGGTATCGCTGATCGGGTGGTCGTAGTTGAGGGAAGATTCGAGGACACGCCTGGAGCAGACACACGAAGCAGTGATCGGACAGCGGAAATCGCTAAGCGATACGGATCTGAGTTAATCCAGCCACAGACTCCGCTGCCACAGCCACAGCAAAGAGACCTATACATCGTCGGGAAGCCGGGAGACGTCTACCTTGTTCTAGACAGCGACGAGATACTAGAGGGAATATTTCCCAAGAGAGCCATACTAACAGGGACCTCTGCAAGCTACCAGGTGATGATTGAGGGACCACGCCACTGGTCAGCTTACCCAGTCGCCACAATCAGGGTCTACCGCCACATAGGTGAGAAGCCACGCCACAACCCGGGGCAGCTACTAATTGACGGGGAGGGCAGGATCATGGACGCCACTCATCCTAGCGGCTTCGGTGGAATCCTCCAAGGCTGTCATCTCCGGCACCTGAAGTGAACCTGTCTTGACTCAGACGATGCAGGCGTCCTATATCGGAGGCCTCGGAGTAGTAACTGTCGGATCCTCTGGCTACGACTTCACCGCAGCGCAGATGGAGCCACTCATCGATCAGGCCATAGACATCGCCAACGTCGAGGCAGGTCTCAGCATAGAGCACCTTTCCGGGACCTCAGGCAGCAAATCCGCGAGCTTGGCAGACAACCATATTGCAATCGTCTCAGTCCTGACCCTGATCCTCGCTATCAACGCCAAGCTCAGCAGCGAGGCAACAGAGTGGACAGTCGAGAGGAGGAACAACTGCGCTGAGATGATAGGGCAGAATGGGGCACTCACGCGACGATACGATGCACTGGTTAACGTTTTCCGGCAGGCTGGAGGCGACTCAGACACAGCTGACTCA